GATTGAGCCAGTTGTTGTAAGAATTCTCCTTGATTTTGTGGATAAGCATCCATGTGTTGTACCAACAACCAAGCCGCAAAAGGAGACGCAGGATAACTACCTTTACCGTCCTCACCTTTGTCTGCAAATATAGTTTTTATGTTCTGCTGAATGTAAGGCCAAACTTGTGCTTGGAATCCTGCTCGCTCTGTTGGATTTTTGAATTGTTGATCCTTATTCATCCAAGCATTAAGAGTTTGACGAACCTGATCAGGAGTTTGTTCCAAGCCTTCCGCCACACCTTCTTTGGCAAATCGATTATTGTAATCTTCACCTACAGCCTTAGGCTTTTGTATTCTTGAAAATTCATATATAACTAAATTACCAGTGTCTGCACGGAAAACCCTGTAACCCCAAGCTCTAGCATATCGTTGAACTAAACTATCGTAGAGTCTGGCTCTGCTTTGAGAGTTTTGTCCTTGATCAACTTCTTTACTAGCGCCAAAGGCCAATTTCAATGGTTTGTACTTTTTAATGAATATTTGTATAGCAGATAGAACAGTAGCAAATACTCGTTGTGCATCGCCTTCGCCCGTTACTGCTTGGCTGTAGTTTCTATCAAACTCAACATTCCATACTAATTTACCGTCTTGATTCTCTTCCTGATTGAAGGATATATTTAGATAATTACCATCATCTAATGTAGCGGATGCATCGATATCACCGTAGCTACTCTTTTCCCATTTAAGTTTATAGGGATAGTCAAATGCTTCTGTAATTTTATCTCGAAACATTGCATCGCGCCGTTCAACAATAAACTCACTGGATCTCATTTTTTGTTAGCCTTTGCTCGTCCTGCTTTCATGTTGGCCAACCAGTGTGCCAGTTGTCCTTTGCGGCCACCTGACTTGGCAGTTTTGCGTAGACTACTTACTGATGCTTTGGTATTGATACCGTGTCGCTTGGCATCACCTTTGTCTTCAGGATGTCGACCGTCGATGAAGTTTTCTGTTATGCCTGCTTCAAGCTCGTCGGTAGTATCACCAGTTACTTGATATTTTTTTCCATGAACTACAAATGCATCTTTGTCTGCTTTGATAGCATTCATTCTAGCATCAGTAAACACATTAGATTCCTCTACTTCTTGGTTGAGAGTATCCTTATAAGATCTCACCCACTCAAATCGGGTAGTTGCGGGAACCCATTTAATGCCCAAGCCTTTATTGCCCTTGGCAGGATCTGTGTCTATCAGTAACCAGTCCTTGTCGCTGCTGAAAGGTACTGTGTGTTGTTTCTTGAGTATGCGAACAATCTGTCCACTCTGTTCAATCTTGCCCATTACAGCATCTTCATTTAATGCAGGATTGATGCTTCTGTAACCCAGTGAGTATTGTTCTACTTCATCTGGGTGTCGTGCTTGCTTGTCTTGCATGGTTTTCAACTGTGTGCGTGGGTTGAGTGTTTTAACTTTTCTGTTGGGATCGCGTTTGACATCACGACGGGCATCTGCTACACCGGCCGCATGCCAATGATTGTTTTCTGCCACATCTGTTATTTTTGTTGATACATACGCATTGTATATTACCCGAATCAACAAATCGGCTATGTGTCCTTCTATGACATGGTAGCACTCATAGTATTCGTCAGGGCTTATGTACTCTTGTTCATGTAAGGCTCCAATATGCGCCCCAAGTTCGCTGTTGCTCTGTATGCTTTCAACACTATCCGCGAGCGCGTCGCCTAAATTGTCTTGGTGTTGCATGGCTTCAGCATCCAGCAGATGCACAATATTTCCAATCACGGGCATGATATCTTGTCTAATCATTTGATCTGCCAGTGTGTATACTTCTGTATCTTTATAGAGCTCGGACGCACATTGACCTATATCCCTGGCCAGGTGTATTGGAAACCAGCCAGTCTGGGCATCCAGTGCAGCATACGCTGATCTAATCATGGCGGGTATGCGCTGTTGAAAAGTGGCTTGATTCAGTGACCGCAGTGATCGTTCGCTGGGGGCAAACATATCATCTGCATCGTCGTTTTCAAAAATTATGTCTTTGATGTTCATCGCAGTCTTGGTGCCTCTGGTGAGTCGTTGCCTAGCGCAGGTGCAGCATCATGGCTGTCTTCTTCGGGCCAGCAGTAGATGTATTGTCCAGCAAAGTCTTTTACCAGCATCCAACGGATACCTGCTGCGGTGTACATGTGTGTTTGTGCTTTATAGCCAGGCATGACTGCATCAAAATCTACATCACCGGGACCACGATCGCTGCCATGTTGTTTTAAGAAACCGGCCACAGCATTGACTTCTTGTGTGCTGTTAGGGCCTTTGCCGCCCAAGTTGGCAATGACATGTATGCGCTTGGTGGGAGTCATGGTCATGCTGCCAAACAGGCTCTTGCCCAGCTGGCGGATTTGATCCGCCATGTTGCCGGGCAAGTTTGCCACTTGGTGGAACTCGGGGTTTTCTACACCCGCCGCCCGTAGTGCTTGCCCTGCTACTGCTGGCAAGTTGGCCGTGTTGACTTCTACGCTAGGCACAGTCTCTGAGTCTTGATCTGGATATGCGTCTAGGTCCTTGTCAATTTCGATATTGCGCATGCGACCCAGCATGTTGCTCATGTCAGCTGATCCAAGGCCGGCTGTTTTATTTAATGTGTTGGCTTGACTAGACTTGCGTAGGTCTACTGTGGGTCGATCACCACCGATGCCGGCATTCTTTTTAAGATCGTCAAGAGGATCTGTTTTAGCCAAGGGCTGATCCATTTGAGGAGCAAACATGTTGGGATCCAGTTTGGGCTTGTCTTTTGTTGGTGCAGCAGCCCGGCGTGGTGGCTCTGGTGGCTCTGCCAGTTCAGCATCTGCTGCCTCCCAGAAGTCGTGTGCTGCCTGCTCGCCGTTGTTACCGGCAGGCTCCCATGCATCATAGGTGTACTCATATGCAATGAACAATCGCATGGCCATGGCTTCACTGACTCCCCACTTTTTTTCTAGTCTTGAGTTACCAGGTACGTCATCAAAGTGCTGTAGCACTTCAAAAGTCTGTTTAAGATTCATGTTGTGTTTGATGCCAAATTTGGCCACATACGCAAAGTCTTCTTTTTCGGGATCGTTGCCGGCCCAGCCCAACAACAAGTTTAAATCTTTAGGTGGCGCACGTCGAGCAGTACTAAACAAGTCATCGTCTTCGGCTTCGTATATGCCCATATGCCCATATTGTTCATCGCATGCATCAGCGACATATTCTAAATCAAGTAACAATTGTTTGCGTTCAATTGCATCAGCCTGAGCAATTATTGAATCTATATTGGCACTATTGTACTTCTCACTTAATTCATTATATGTCCCTGCCAAGGCATCCAACATCTCAAGACCGTTGTTATCGTAATTATAAATTCGTGCATATGCATCATGAATTTTGTCTAGCATCATGTCATGACCAAACAAGTCGTCATCCGACTCACTCTCGGGCAGTACAGGATTTGCGTGTCTGCCAAGTCGTGCCCCGACACGATGGCGTCGTGCTTCTTGATCCTGTCGGTATATTTTGCCGTTGCTTTTTATTCGGTGATCCCCGTACTGTCTAGTGTTGTTGAACGGATCCTTATTGGTTTTATTTTGATTGCGTAATGCTCTCACCGCGTTGATTGACACTGCACCGGGATCGCCAAACAGGTCACTGTCAGATTCTGATTCGTTAAGCTCTAAAAACTTTTCTACATTCTGTAAAGTAAGTGGCAGTTTATCCAGTGCATACTCTGCGTCATGTTCGTACCACCATTCTTCCAGTGTTTCCTGCGTGGGCTCTTCGTCAAAATATGTAAAGTCTGGAACAAAGGCAATCTGATTGCTGGCTCGGTTAACAATAACTAGTCCATTTGTACGCTGTCCACCATAGCCAATGCCGCCGCCGCCTTCGGTGTATCCAAGATTGCCACCCTCAGGGAATTCAAAATATTTTGATAGCAGGAGAGGTCTAGCAGCACCACCGCCAAACAGATCACTGTCGGATTCCTTGTTTTCTTCTAGTTCTAGATAGTCATATGCATTCTGAGAAACGTCTTCCATTTCGGCCACTGCTTGCACCAGCAGATTTACGGGTTCTTTATAGGCCATGACTTCGTTGGGGTCGTGCTCACCATCGTCCCATTTATCAAATAGTTTACTATAGACCTTGGTACTCATCAGTGCCTCAAATCCGAGATCATCATATTCTTTACCTATCTTATCATAAAGGCTATTTATTTGTTTATGCAATTTGTCTCGTACGCTGGCTGAACCAAACAGGTCACTGTCAGATTCAATGTTTTCTTTAATTACGTCTTTAATATTCATTATCTGTTACCTTCGTTCAACGTATCCCAGATCATGGCATGTAGCTGCCCGCTGTTAGACAACGTGTCAGTTAATTCATTTAACTCGTCATCACTTAGTGGAGTACCATTTCTATAGTCTGCTGCTTGTACATATGCATCAGTGAAGTCTGGGTAGTCTCTACTATCAACACCGCCAAGTTCTATAGACCCCATGTCAACAGCCCGATTGCCGACTCTCACAGCACGTGGATCGCGATGCGCAAACATATCGTCATCGTCAATATCGTCATCTTTATTTTCGTTCACCCTACGCTGCCTTTGATATTCCCATTCTGTGATATTGGCAATCTTTTTTAGTTCAGCTGACAGTTCCAGTAGTTCCAGCGGTGTAGCAACCGCCACTATCTCACTAAATTCGGGGTCGCTAGTGCCAGTCCTGTGTTTGAGTTCGCCGTATATTTTTCCAGACTGTCTCAGCACTGTATACACCTTGGGAAACCAACTCATGTACTTGGCTACACTACGCCAGGCCTTTTCAATGCCCACATGCTCACCAAACAGGTCGTCATCACTGGTGTCAACTGATTCTAGTATTTCACGCCAGCGCATGGCCATTCTCCTGTAGCTTGGCAGTGTACATTTTGGGTATTTGGCGCATGAGGAATCTAAACAGTGGATCTCTCATCACAAGGTCAACTACATGCGGAACGGCCATATTATTAATCTTTTGATTTTGTAATTCTTTATGTAACAGTTGACCCGCCTGGCTGGTCTCTGACACCTTCTTCAATAATTCGTCGCTGCTGAGCATGCTTTCAATTTTATCTTCGTTGCGTTCTGTGCCCGACTGTTGCATGATTTGGTTCCAAATGCCGGTGTGCGCGGTCATGGCCTTTAAACACTGTGCCAGATAGTCGCGCATGTTGCCTTCGATGGCCTGCTCGCTCTGGGGATTTAAAACTATGCCATAGTCTTTGATGCTCTTGAAGCCAAATCCAATGATGCGATCGGCGTATTGGTTTACCAACTGCGCAGTTTGTTCGATTGCCACTGGAGTAAATTCTTTAACAATGTTCTTGTACTCGGGACCAATTAGTGGCATGATGGAATACTTCTCTGCAGGCGCTTGTAGGATCTTGGTCAGTTCAGGAAATCTTTGTACCAGCTGGGCAATACCATCCATACCAATCTGGCGGTCTTGTTCGTTCATGAACTGTTTGGTTTCAAAGTGAAACTGATACTTTTCGCCAGGATGTGCAGGCTGGCGTGGAATAATAACATACAGTGGGCGATCGCCTTTAGTATAGTAGTCATACATGTTGTTGTTCTTGCCTGCTGTACACCAGCGTGTGCCTTGCCCGTAGTAGCAAGCAGCAGCTACGTCTCGGGGAACAGTAACAATCAACCGGCTGTCACGATACAGTTCTTGTGCGTTTTGTTTGGTTTCTGGCTTGACTTCTTCTTCATCGGGATACTCGTCCACCACGTCATAAAAGTCTTCAAGGTTGCGATAACGATTAAAGTCGTTGCGCGGCGGCTGTATCTTTTTCTTACGTTTAAGTCTATCAAACTTAGTCAAGTAGTCAGCTAATGTACTAACAATGTCTTCCATTTTGCTCTGTCCATTGGCATACATTTTAGCGATAGCAGGAGTGTATTCTTTGTGTGGCGTAGGATCGCCACGTTCTAGATACTCTAGTATTTTTGTTATGGTTTCTTGCGGGTCGGTTTTAACCAACTCAGCAAACTTTAGAGCAAGCTGGTCGCTGCCAACGAGAAAGCGCATACGTGCCATTAGTTCGTTTACTAACCATTTGTCTTTGGCCGCTATTGCTAGTATTTTCTCACCAAAGTTGGCTGCTGTTTTGCTGCGATCGTATTCTACCAGTAGGGTACTGACCAGGCCCGCCACTAGGCCTTCTTTGGGTACACAGTTGTTGACTCTGACGCCACCTTTGACCTTTGTATTGGGATTGCCAATTTTTTTGTTTTTCCAGCAATGTGGGTCAAGACGTTGTCGTTCTTCTTTGATTTTCATTATCCAAGTATCAGGTATCTGTCCGTACTTGTCAACCCACATGTCGTGTAGTTTTTGTCCGCTGATGCCATGACTCTTGGCAATGCGAGTCATCATGCGATCGATTATGTCATAGACTTGATCGTCTGTGGCCGATTGTATTTCTTTGCTGTGTGAGGTTAGCGCGGCCTTGAGCTCAGGCACAGCCCGGCCATCCTGGCTGTGGTCCATGTTTTCGGATAAATTGAGAAAGTCGTGTAGTCTCATTACGCCTCCACAGCAGGAGGCTCATGATCACGAGTTTTTAAACTGGCTCGCAGTTGCCAGCTGTGTTTACGGTGTGCATCCATGCGCTCAGCTAGGAAGTTGCTGAAACCATGTTCGCCTTCACGTTCAGCGATGTCGTAAATCATCTTAAGTACACGCACCATCTTATCGGAATCGACGAGCAATTCCTGCAACATTTCTGTTGGGCCTAACATTTCGTTTTCATCGTCAATAGTACTTAACATACTAAAACGTTCCAGACTGGCTGGTGTATAGGCATTGAGCTTGCGTATGTTTTCTGCGAAAGGGTCTATGCTGCCGTAAACTTCTAAGTAGATAGTTTCAAACAGTGAATGTAATTCTTGGAAGTGGATGCCTTCAACGTTCCAGTGAAAATTGTGTGCTTTTAAATAGAAACTGAATTCACTGGCGAATCCAATCTTAGCGGCTTTTTGTAGTTCTTCCATACTGTTATTTATTCCAGCTTACCAAGCACGGCAACTCCAATAGTTGGCTTTCCACTTGGGTCCCGGGTTCTCACAGTGGTGTCTGGCTCTATAGCTCTTTCTGTGCTTGGGCAAGTGCTTCTTGATGGTCATGTTTTTGTCGCCAAAGTTGACCTTGACTACATTGCCGTTGGGCTTTTTAACGTAGACTTTGCTTTTCTTGACATCACCGGCCATGCGCTTGCCCAGGGGCACTGTGCGTCCATGATACTCAGCTTCGGTTAGTACAATGCCATGATCAATCAACATGAATGTGGCAGTGTGATCAAACTCAATCAAGATACCATCGTGGTAGTTGCCCAGCACTACGGTTTCAATAGCAATGTCGCCGCACTCGATAATAAATCCATCACCAGCTTGTATGCCTTCGTCGACTTTCTTTTCATCCCGCTTGGGCTCTTCTTTTTTAGGAATACTTGATGGGATAACAGACCGTGCTTGGCTGGCTGCTGTCTTGCCTTGTGTACGATCAATTGCGCGACCCAACCTAACTGCTGCACTGGTTTTGGCTTCCGCCACACCTTTTTTAGCAAAGCTGGAATTTTGGAAACTGCCTTCGATATACCATTCCATGTCATCATCATTTACTCGACAATTCAGTACTTGAACACTATAACCTTGATCATCTAACCAAGCCTGTGCTTGTTGGATCATGTATTCTTTTGGCACTTCACTATCAATTACGCCAATGTTTGCACCGCTGACGTCCATGTCTTGCCACCATCCATCACCTACAATGTCAGTCATTTCATCGTCTGTGTACCAGCGTCCTGATTCGCCGCCACCCGATCCCTGAGAAAATTCGTTTAACGAGCCTTCCGCCACACCCGGCTCTACAGTACCCATGTAGTGATGATCATGTACCTTGTAACCTTTGCGGCGATAGTGAGCAATAGCACGATTGATTGCTGCATCACGGTCTGCATGTGTTACACGTATACTCTTCTGTACAGTTTCGCCACGTTTGCTCACCATGGGATGATTAGGGTCAGTTACAGTAACACCAATACGATGTGTTGGTTCTGTTTCTACTAGACTTGGCTTATGTATGCTTTTAAATCTATCGCGCCTATTGCCCAGTCGTTTATTGCCTAATCTAAACGCTTCGTCTACTGCTTTTTCAGCAGCCCGGACACCTATTACTGTAGCATTATTTTTATCTGCCCATGCATAAGCAGCCTCACTACTTGGGAAATTTTTACGCCACACCACACGTTGATCACGATTATTATATCTATAACCATATGCTTCAACTTGTCCGGTGCCTTCCGCCATGCCTTGCTGACCGTTCATAGGAAGTTGCCAATTTCTATGTATTTGGTCAACATAGAAACTGTAAAAGCCGCGGCGCTCATTATATGCTCTATCGCCCAATACTCTCTTTAATGCTAGTACAGCATCACTTATTTCTGGACCCTTCATTACTCGTAATGCGTCGGTCACAAGTGAATCAACCCGGTCTGAACCCTCCGCCACACCTGACTTATCTGCTATTGTTTTTACAACATTCTTCGTCACCGGGTGTGATGAGTTGTTTCCTGCCCTTTGTGGAATTGCTCTAGTAGGAATAATTGATGTAGCTTTAACTTTGGGCATGTCTTTAGTTGCCGGTGAGTTTGTAGCAGGTACACTGGATTGCTTGGATAGTAGGTGCTGAGGAACAGTCATTTGGATATCACTCCATGCTGGATCTAACTTGCGACCTATCTTTCCTATGACACCTCCTTTAGCCCAGCCAGGAACTTTCTGTCCACGATTTGGATCTGAACCTAATATGCCTTCTGCTACACCTTGCTCGCTGCCACCAGTAATAGCCTGCAATAACGCTTCTGCTACTTCGCGGTCTATGTCTTGTTGGTCTTTTGTTAATTGATTAAATGGCACCATTTGTGCTATTCTATCAGCCATTTTTTTATCAAACTTTCCCTTTGCACGTAACGTCTCGGTATCACTAAATTGATCAGGATCGTCTACAAATTTTTGTGCCACTGACCACCAACCTTTATGAACAGCATCACTTATTTGATCAATCTTAGTAAAACCAGATTCAATTGCTTGTTTAGCATAGGCGGCGCTGGCTAAATTAGCTTGCCATCCAAATGTGTTACCGGGTGTACTACGACCATAATGGTACTTATTATCTAGTGCTTCGTCGCTAATGGCGGCCAACTGCTGCACATTTAGAGATTCAGTTACCAATTGGCCATCGTTGTAAGAAAAAACATCAAATAAACGCATCGTGTACCTTTTAGTGTGCTTGTTGTATTAATCTATCGTACTGGGCTTTTAGTCCAGCGTTGGATTTAATTTTATCTAATGCTGCTTGTTCTTCGGGCGTCATTGGCTGTTGCTGCCCTGGTGCAGTGGATCCAGCTGGTGCTGGCGCAGTAGTTGCTGCCGGGGCTGGCGCAGTGCTGCTTGGTGTAGTCGGAGCAGTACCGCCAGCTGATACTGCTGGCGCTGGACCACTAGAAGTTGATGCTGATCCGCTGGCATTAATATCCCCGGCCGGTATATCTTCGTCAACGGCATGGTCTGATGATTTGAGTTGATTCATGACATTGACCATTGCGGCACTGACATCACTGGTACCGATTTCATCATCTGGACCAATATGTATGCCGTCTGCAACCTCGCGTACTGCATCTAGCACACGGTCAATCCCGTATTTTTCTATTAGATCCATATGACGCATCATGATCCTATTCAGCATAGGCCGCTCCATGGGGCTTCCGTGTTGGTCTTCATCCAATTCTTCTTGATCATGCTCGTGTTCTGGCTCATCTGCATAACCCATTTCTACTCCACTGCCATGGCAGGTTCTGCAGGTAGTGCCTTCGTGTGGGCCTTCACCCGATCCGCTGCAACCCGAACAGATGTATTCGATTTCTTCTTGGCCTTCGGTCACTGTTGAACCTTTTTTGTGCTTGGCCACATAGTGGTTGCTGCCTCGACCGTAACCATGACGCCATGCCATGGCTTGTAATTCTTCCGCAGATTTATTCTTGTGTGCAGCATAGAACTCTTGGTCAGTCATGTCAGCATACTTTTGTTTGCTTTTGATAACTGACTGTGGCATATTGCCTTCCGCTATACTTTGCTCTGACAACCATATCTTCTTAGAGGGCACCGTGCTACCAGCGCACGATGGGTCTGTATCAACTAATTGTTGAATAGTGTCAATCGTTTTTTCTGCTTTTTGTTTACCATCAGGGGTGTTGATTTGTCCAGAATTGGCCAATGATTGTAATTGTGAGTGCATGGCACGATATTGTCGTTGTCCAGGTGTTTGTTTGAAATTGCCTTCCGCCACACCTTGCTGGTCTGATTCTGCGTTGGTCTGGACTAATACCCAGGCACCGTCTTGGCCTTGATATATGTAATAATCTGGATTCTTATTAAAAACAAATATTGCCTCGCCTCCTGAACCGGTACTTTCTCGTCTATATGGTCCTAGACCTAGCTCTGCAATTTTTGCTTTAATAGCATCGGGCGTTCCTGTGGCTATTTCATTACGGCCTTCTGCTATACCTTGGCCCTTTAATCCCCGGGTGACTGAGTTTAACTGACTTAAACTCACACTACGAGTCGTATCATCGTTCCAGATTAAGTCAAGACTGAAAGGTCGACCGTTTTTGTAAAACTGCAAAGTTTCGCTGCCTGTTTTGAAATGACCTGCACCATACTGACGCAACAATTTTACGGCATCCGCCATGGACATTGATTCTGCGACACCCTCGGGCAAGTTGGGTTTGGCGTGTGTGCCACTTTTTTCGTCTAGATGGCCAAATTGAACATCGTCTGAGTTGGTGAATCTAATATTCTTTAAACGTGTCGGTAACTTGCCTTTGGCAATAATAAAATCTAATTCTCGATCAGTTGGTCCAGCTTGTTCAAGATCTTGTGCCAGGTCTCCCATGGCATCGTTGTCCCACATGTCATCACCATACAATGCAGCAATAGCCTCTAGCACTTTTTCATAATCAACAGGACCAGCGGCTTCTGGCAATTGACCCTTAGGTCCTGCCATGGGTTTTGTTTTTAGTCTTTGCTTTGTATCTTGTTGATGTTGTGTTTTATAATGTGGTGATTCTGCTTGGTCAAGGTCCATAAATCTGTCAAAATCATCAGCGGCACGATTTATTCCGCGATTTACTCCGCGGTTAGATAGGTTAGAATATTTGTTTTCTGAACCTTCTTCCGCCACATCTTTGTCCTTGCCATGCAGGTCTTTCATGTCCTGGTACTTCTTGGACAGTTTATCTTCCAAGCTGATTTCTTCGCCAACTAAGCGATTATGAAATGGATGTTGATCGCCTTTCTTTTTGGCTCGCTCGGTACCACGCACTTGGTCACCAGGCTTCTGCTCCGGTAAGCCTGCAAACTGCTGACCTTCTACCAGTCGCAGCATTTTAATCATGTCGCTATTGTTACTCATTTCATTTTCCTTTTAATCATTTTTTTAGGGAATAGGCTACGGGGAGGTGCTGCTGCTATGCTGCTGGCAGTGGTAGCACCAGCCGATACCGCGCCCATGCCGCCATCTTCGCCTAGGGTGGCAATACTACTTGGGCTTCCGGTACGCAATTCGTATTCTAAGTATTCTTTAACGGTGTTAACATAGTCGTTAGCTAGACTGATTTTCTCAGATACCCAACCATCTAGGCCATGTGACTCGCTAACAGTTTTTAACAGTTTATGCAGCTCAATTGCATTACTGGCAATGTGATAGCACTCTTCACGTGCCATCTGCACTTCATGATCTCTTTGCATGGTATCGGCTCGCAACACGATATTTTCTTTAACGAAGTCGGATTTTTTCATAGTATTAGTGGGTTAGTAATATTTATACACCTGCTAGTTTGTGCTGCATAATGGCCATCACGGCGTCATTATAACCGCCAAATAGGTCCTGCACAATGCGTTTTTGTGTGTTTTCGTCGCTGGCCGCAAACCGAGCACGTATCTGTGTAGCACTTTGCATAGGCTCACCTAATACCTTAAACTCTACTGTAGGTACTGTGAGTATGTAGGCGTGATGATCCAGTGTAGTCATTGGGCCGTTGTCATGCGGCATGGGTTGGAAGTAAGCAGGAGTTCCGTCCTTCTTAACCCAGCTGGAAAATCTAGGATCTTCGGCCATGTCTTTTTCGCTGACTGCAAAAATCAACTGTGTACGTGCAGGATCATACCGTCCGACTATTTCTATAGCACGGTAAGGTTGGCTGCTTTCAATTACTCGGTCTAGGTGTACCCCAGTCAGGGCCATGAACTGTGCTTTATCACTGAAATTAAATGGACTACGGGGAGGTTCTACCTTGTTGCTGGTGGCAATAAACACACTGTCGCGACCGTAGAGTTTAACTAACCGGTTATAAACGGCAAAATGCCCCTTATGAAAAGGCTGAAATCTCCCGGGATAAATTACCAGGACATCAGCCTTTTCTTGTGTTTCTTCAAATAATTCAGCAATAAACATATTTTAAAAGTTATTGCTGTATTTATGTATTATTTGATTTAAGCAGGTACCGCCTCTTGTGGAATTGGTGCAGCCTTGCTAAAGTCTGGCATCTTGCTCAAGTCGCCTAGATACTCATAGTGCCCTACATGATTTAATAGAGTCTTGCTGTGTGCCCAAATTTCACCACCAACAGCTTGCCAGCGTCGGCAAAACAACCAATCTTCGCTTAGGTAGTGACCTTTGTCGTCAATTTCTGTATCAAAAATAGCATACATCATGGGCTCGTACTGCTTGCCTAAACCTACGTCATCCACGTATTTGCTTTCAGGATGCGCAGCCATTAGCTGCTCATAAACACCACGCTTGAAGATCAAGAAACCAGTGCCCATGGTATCTACTGTAAAGATATCACCTTGGATCTTGGTCTGTGGCAACAAGTTGATAACATAGTTGCTGGGGATACTTTTCTTAGGATACAAGCCACCAATAACGTCTTTTTCGTATGCTAGCATCTGGAAAATGCTTTCAGGCTGGAAACGGATATCGGCATCAATGAACATAAAATGTGTAGCCTTGTCATTGGTCATCATTTTAGCCATCAAGTTGTTACGACCACGTGTGATCAAACTCTCGTTGACCATAGTATCTAAACTCCAGTTTAGTCCGCTGCGTTGCGCCATTAGCACAAAACGCAATAGGCTGGTCATAGTAGGTTCACTACACATACCACCATAGCAAGGGATGCCGATATGGATATGTATCTTACTAAAATCGTAAGGTGCCCCTTGAGGTTGTGGTTGTTGGGCCGCCCCGCTACTTTGCTTTTTCATTAGATCTTGGATCTTTTGTACCACGTCAGTGGCGCTAGTACCGGGGAGGTCGATGGTCTTGTTAGTCTCGTCAGTCATTGATTGCTTTCTAGGTTAATTGATTTGAAATGGGTTTTTTAGAAACCAGTCCCGTCTGGTGATACTTCTGTAATTGTTGATACTTGTATTTCTACTGGTGCAGCATCTACCAGTTCAATTGATTCATGGAAATCTTCGTCACTTAACGAAATTGTTGTTTCCCAGGCATCAAATTGATCCGGTTCTTGTATTTTAGATTCTACTATAATATCTTCCTCAACCATGGTTTGAGCATGCTCTTGCAATGCTTTAATTAAAGAGTTGGGGACTATTGTCCGATTTTCTGGATCAGTATCTTTTACCAGTTTACTAAACGTAACAACTACTGTTTCTTTTTGTATTTTAGCCATATATGCTCCTTGTATGCATATGATATTTATCAGTTATTATGCACTACAGTATGAATCGCTGATATTGCACCGGGTGCTATGATGTCAATCATGGTTTTAATATCGTACTCATTGCTGTAAAACCAACCACGCCACATGTATTTCCCAGTGTTTGTTAAGCTTCGATTTACTGTGGGCGATACTTTTACTAACTCCCCTAACTGTAAAAGATAGTTACTAAGTGCTAGTTTGTTTTCTTCCCCATAGTAGCCATCGCGCATTATAAACTTGTAACGGTACCCAACGTTGGTTTTCATAACTATATTGCCATTGTTCAGCGCAGCCTCGTCCATAGCACCAGCTGGCCTATATAACTCAACCAAAGAGGGTTTCCATGCTGCTAACTCATTGTTGGCAATATCATATAGCGTCTGTTCTTTTTGTCCATATACCCTTACATATGGCTCTTCTATCCTGATGGCGGTGTCTTGAGATTTATTATTTTTAATATCAATAAATGCCGCTATCTGTTGCTCGTCAATGTCTCCGGTCTTGAGGTACGGTGTAGGATTCCATCTGACCTGCTGCATCCGATACTGGTCGCTAGCAATTCGTCGTTCAGCTAACCAGCCAATGTCATCTGCAGTTTTTGCTAATTTAATAATACGTCCGCCTGGGCATTTGTACACCATGGCATAGCAAAACTTATTAAAAAATTTCTTTCTTGTATCCCTAAAGTCAAGAAAGGGAGTAATATCACTCCAAGGATAATTGTTCATGAGTTATTAATTCTACTAAGGGTGTTAGGGTACTAAAGGTAACTGCACCGTCGACAACATCTACTGCTATTATAGACCCTGACGCAATATTATCAAATAGTATTCGCTTACTTACGGGCACTTTGATCAAATCATTTATAGTTTTAGCTAGGGGTCGAGCGCCCATTTTACTGTCAAATCCCGTTTCTACCAAATGCTCCACTAGTGATTCGCTGAAGCGCATACGTATTTGTTTTTCAGCTAACAAGTCATTCATTTCGGCTAGGAATTTGGCAACAATCTTCTTCATACTGAATCGGTCCAGTTTATTAAACTTGCAGATAGCATCCAGGCGATTGCGGAACTCGGGCTTGAAAAACTCCTTAACTGCTCGCGTATCTTCATCAGTCTTTTCAAAGTCTCGGCCAAAGCCAATGTTATTGCGTTCATTGTCAGCACTGCCTAAGTTGCTGGTTAAGATAACAATACAGTTACGTGCATCTGCTCGTTTACCATTGCTGGCAGTAATGAATCCTTCGTCCATGATTTGCAATAGCAGATTACTAACATCCGGATGAGCCTTTTCAATTTCATCAAACAGTATTATACTGTTGGGACTCTTTTCCAGTGCTGATATTAACACCCCACCGGCTAGGTTACCATCTTCGTAGCCAACATAGCCGGGGGGAGCACCAATTAGTTTAGCAATACTATGTCGTTCTTGATATTCACTCATGTCATAACGCAGCAGCTTCATGCTGAGATTTTCTGCCAGCAGTTTAGCCAACTCAGTTTTACCAGTACCAGTTGGGCCCAGGAATAAAAAGTTACCAATTGGCTTGTTAAGGCTCTTGAGTCCGGCCTTGGCCACATAGATTTTTTCAAGTACACTGTCAACTACTGCGTCTTGTCCGTATAACTTTTCTTTAACATTAGATTCTAAGCTGGCAAGACTTGTTGTCGCTTCAGTACCAATTTGGTCAATTGGTATCTTAGTTAACTTACTAAGCACATCAATAATGTTGCTGCGCTGTACTGTAAATTCACCACCAGCAATTTTTAGCTTGGCTGCTGCGGTGTCAACTAAGTCGATTGCTTTGTCGGGCAATTTTTTATCAGTTTGGTAGCGCACACTGAGTTCAACTGCGGCATCAATTGCTGCGTCACTGATTTTACCTGTGTGAAATTCTTCAAAGTGACTGCGTAAGCCGCGCAATATATCTTTAGACACCGCCGGGGTTGGCTCTTCTACAGTAAGCCTATAGAACCTGCGCATTAGTGCGCGATCCTTTTCAAAGCTCTGTGTGTATTCTTCCCAGGTAGTTGACGCAATAACTTTAATAGTGCCTTTGGTCAGTGCTGGCTTGATCATGTTAGCAAAGTCCACGCTGCTTTGGCTACCACTGCCGGCCCCACGCATTTGATGCGCCTCATCAATAAACAAAATAGTCTTACCTTTTACACTCAATGCATTAATAACGTCTTTGAGTTTCTCTTCAAACTCACCACGATACTTACTGCCTGCTAATAATGATCCAATATCCAAATTAAACACTGTGTACGCTTTAAGATACTCGGGTACATTGCCGTTAACAATGTTAAGTGCAAGACCTTCTGCAATAGCAGTTTTTCCTACGCCAGGATCACCAACCAACAACACATTGCTCTTGTTGCGCTTGGCCAGCACCTGTGCGATTTCGTCAATTTCAAACTCTCTGCCAATAACAGGATCAATTTTATTATCTCGGGCACGTTGATTTAAATCGGTACAATATTCTTCCAGTACTGCATCGGCTTGATGCACCATTGCAGTTTTACGTCCTACATTTTCTTGATAATGCTTGCTATAGAAACTAACAAAAGTCTGTCGGTCAACCCCATACTTGAGTATAAAATAACTGGCATGACTGTTATTTTCTTTAATAAGATGCATGAAAATGTCAATCAGCAAAATCTGACTACGCCCGCTAAACAAAACTTGTGTGGCCGCACGATTAAACACACGCTCTAAAGAATGAGTTTTTCGTGGGTGGTCAACGTCGGCAGGTTTAGCTAAAAAACTCATTTTTTCTAAATAGTCGGCTACGTCTCGATCCATGCCTTCGATGTCAACACCAAATTTAATTAGGATGTTCCTGAAAGGTTCAAATTGTATCATACTAGCAAACAGGTGTTCAAGAGTAACATACTCGTGATTATACTTTTTGGCTAGTTCAGTAGCACCATTTACTACTAATTCAATTTCAGGATTTGGAGTTATCATGTATTTTATTACCTTTTAATTTTAGTTTTAAGTTGTTCAACGGCATCTTTTTGTTCCCTTGTTAAACCAGCTGGAACTACTACAGCTACTACCGCAATTATATTGCCACGCACAGGATGCTCTAAGTGCCACAACCCTTGCCCGGGTATTTTAAATTTTGCGCCTGATTGTGTACCAGCCGGAACAGTCCAACTAAATTGTCTACCATCAAGTCCGTTGATGATTATTTCAGTGCCAGTTATTGCGTCTAAACAATCTAGCTGAATATTTTTTATTAAGTCAATGCCGTCAATTTGAAATTCAGGATGCGGGCTGATTTGAAATTCAATGTAAAGATCACCGGGCTCAATACCAGGATTAGATCTATCACCGTGTCCACCATATTTCATTTGCATGCCGTTTCTAGCACCACGCGGAATTTCAACATTTAATTCTTGTCGTTGACCATTTAGGTGTTGTACACTAATTGTTTTATTTTGTTTTTCTAACGTGCTGGCTAAATCCAACTGTATAGCAATTCTAAGATCTCGGTTGCGTCGTTGTTGCTGTTGCCTACCAAATATATCAAATGGATCTCCACCATGGTGGAAATTACGGAAGATATCATTGATATCCATCCCGCCACCTCCAAAGTTAAAGTGGAACCCTCCGCCCTGTTGCCCTCCACCAAACGGATTTCTTGATTGTTGTTCCCATTGTTGTCGTTGATTGGGGTCAGACAACACTCGATATGCTTCTTCGATTTCTTGGAACTTATTTGAATCACCACCGCGATCAGGGTGATGTTTCATGGCTAGCCCTCTATAGGCTTTTTTAATTTCATCTTCGGACGCAGATTTTCCTACGCCTAAAATATTAAAATAGTCTTTCATTGATACCTTCCATATACACTAGTATAGTATATATTTAATGAAAGGTCAATGGTTTATTATTTCTTTACTGGAATTTCGGTGCCTTCGAGTTTTTTATGCACCTTGATTTTTTTGCACTCTTGTGCTTGCTTACCAGTTTTTTTGTCCATAACTGGCTTGCCGGCTTTATCTACTTTGTCATGGCAAACTTCTTTGAGCTCGCCACCAGCATAGCTTGCTCCAGCCATAACACTAACAAATAATAATGCTAATAATTTTTTCATGTTGTTTCCTTTATATTAATGGTTGCGGTGCTGCTGGTGGAGCCTTTTTGCCACCAAATCCAACGCCCACTGATCCAAATTCGGTACCACTCGCTGGCGCTCCAAATCCTGAATTACCACCAAAGCCTCCTGGTGCTGGTGAACCAAACCCGCCGCTGTTGCCAAAGCCTCCTGCTGCTGGAGCGCCAAACGTTGGGGCACTGCCTTGTGGTGAACCGAACCCGCCATTTGAACCTCCTCCAAATCCACCACCCATTCCCGGTTGGTTGCTTACATTAACTGTATTTTGCGCGCCCGGTGGAACATATGTAGTTCCTAATCCTGGTTGACCTAAGCCGCCATTATTAGCGCCATTTAATTTTTCTTGTGTACGACCGTGTGCAGCAATACCCAGTACAGCACCCATAGCAATATGGAACAATCCTGCACCTTGTAAGGTTAATGGTTGCCATTGTGAATTAACTGCTCCGTGGCTAAGACTCTGTAGCAAACTCCATAGAATTGGAAATACTACCATGTCCATGGTACAGATCAGCATATACATCCAACCCATCATTGGACGCCATTTTGAATTCATCCAATCTTCTTTTTTCTTTTCGCTTGCACTCATTTTTTCTACTGTGTCGTCGGCCATAATTGAACTCCATTAAGTATAGTAATATTTATACAGAAATGGGCAATAAATACAGGATGCATTTCAACATAATCATCACATTTAACGATCTACTATTTTTACTAGGGTGTGTGCCATTGGTTATGATATTTTGGGTCATGTTTAAAGATTGGTCCAACGACAGAAATAGGTATTAACCACCGTTTTTGCTTGCGGATTCAAGTTGTTTCTTCTGTTCTTGTTCTCTAGCCCATTGTTGTTCTCTACGAATCTTTAAGACTTTTGCCTGTGCAGCCTCAAATGCTTTTTGTTCTTCGGCCATGCTGTAAAATTGAACACCTAGCATAACAAATGCACCAATAACAAGCCCGCCAGACAATACATATAAAGCCAGCATAAAATATTTGGCCATCTTTTCTTTATGTGCCTGTTTGGCTTTTGCCAGTGCTTCTTCACCTTCGCGTTTTTCTTTTAATAATCTAGCACGCTCTTTAACCATTTCATCCCAGATTTGCGGCTTACCCAGTTGCCAATAAATCATGTCCTTGAGTGCTCTTTCATCCTCACGCAGTTGATTACTGTGCATGGCAAACTCAAGAGCCTGACGACCGAGTTGAGCATCACTTTTACCCATTGAACTGTGTTTGGCCTGAATACTGGCCATATGCACTTGATCAGCAGACTCAAAGAAATGCCCTACTTGCCCAATGATGCTATTAACATCCTTGCCCATGGCAATGGCTTGTTTAATGCCACTGATTGCTGATTGTGCTGCTGAAAAGGCAAGACTTATACTAATTGGGTCAATCATGTATCACCCGCCGAGTTTACATATTTCTGGATATAGTCGGTTAGAGCAGTCCTTAACGGCCCACTCAACGCAGGTTACCTGGCCCTCAACGGGAGTACCAGTCCAATGCCACCGGACACATACACGTACTTGGTCTTTTTTAAGTGGTTGTTGGGATGACGCTACTAGAATCGTAGACAATATGATGGTTAACGCGATCCATCTTGATATTGTTAGGGTTCTGGCGGTAATTGATGCCAACTGGACTCTCCATAATAGTATATTATATACTATTATTTAAATGGAAAACCCGTTTTGATAAAGCTAGTGTTAACTAGATCCAGAGCCAAATGCCCTGACATAACAATAGTACACCTATCACAGCCACTACTTCGCTGATTTTGTACATCTTGTTGTTAACTGCTAGAATACTTGCTGATAACAATACAATGGCTAATTGGAATGCCATGCTGGCAAACGTCAGCCATGGGCTATGTCTAGCAGCGTCATCACGAACTGCTTCGTAGGCTCTTGCTTTAGCCAACAATTCTTTCTTGCCTTCGCCCTTTTCAGGATCAGTCTCATAGCGATCAATCTTAGCTTCTAGTTTAGCAATACGTTCTTTATCTTTTTTATCTTTAGCATCTTCTAATTGCCCTTCGGCAATAGTTTGTTTGATGCTTTTACTTTGATAGAAAGAGTATGTGTCTGTGGCCTTGAGCATGTTTTTTAACACAGCACCGGAATAACTGTTACTGAAGTAAGTGGTAATGGCCATGAATAATGCCATGATAACAATTACTAATCCTGCTTTGTCTTTGATTTGTGCTTCACGCTCTGAACGTGATAAAGGTTTTGTTTCGTCTGCCATTTTATTTTGCTCCTTGTGCTTTTTGCAGTTGTCTAATTTTTTCTTCGTGAATAGCAATCATTTGTCTATTATCTTGAATACTATCACGGTTCTTTTGAATTGCTTCTGTTAAGTCTTGGCGTAGTTTTTCTCGAGCAAGTTCGCTACCTGTATTAGATGCCTGCTTGTTATCTTGTGTTACTACGAGGCTTACTTTACTTTCAAGAATGGTAACTTGGTGATTGAGTGTTGCCACTGAATTTAGTAAGTATCCTACACCGGCTATTAGTAAAGGTAGAAGAGCAAACAATAGTTTTTCTATAAAAACGCCCTTTGATGTTTCAGCTGACATATTATGCTCCTAATACATGTAATGCGTGTTCGTAGTGTTTAATACGATCTTCTAATCCAATAGTACCACCGTTGATAACCTTGGTCATTTTAAGTATGTCACCGGCGTCGGCCCACCGGTTTAAGTTATTTGCTTCCCAGAACCAGCAGGCGCTCTGCGCAGCACCCTCAAATGTGGCCAAGTACTCGGGTACATCTTCTACTGCCATCTGCAGGCTGTCAGCAAAGTTTTGATAATTGCTTTTGCCAGTCAGCTGTATGAGCCCACGTCCGCAGTAGCGATATCCGTCACCTGACGCTTCGTCACCGTTGCCCATGCGACTGGCATAGATGCGATTGGCAATGTACTCTTGCTTGTTGGGGTGTGCGCAGTACTGCTTGGCTAATTCCAAATTGAAATACTTGCTGAACAGTTTGGCCAAGCTCTCGGGGCGATAGTTTAAGTTTTCTTTGATAGCAGTAAATCCGCCTGACTCGTGAGCACATTGAGCAACAAATGCTGCTATGCGCTGTGCGGTATTAATTTCGTAGTCGGGTAGTAGCTGCTCCAATGCCTCGTGCCAGTGCTCCACATGTGGATTTTTTGGCAATAGTTGTTGTAGTTGTTGTAATGTAAGTTCCATATTTTTCCTTTTTAAACTTTAACTTTAACTCCGGTGATATATAAACTTCCGCCATATACAGTGCCACCAGTATAATCAAAACTGCCAGCAATAAAAACAAATCTATAATCACCTGCTATTCCGGGCGGAATAGTTATAGAATTTAATGCCCACGCAGTTACTCCATTATCATCAGGGCCAGTATTGTTGAGTAAGGTGATAGTACTACCGTCGTCGACATTTAATAAGTACGCAAACACATCATACGCATCGCCCCCAGCCAATGCTCTCCACCAAAATTCTACTAGAGATCCCCCTTGGATGTGAACAGTGTCTTGTGAGAATATTGCCGGCCCATGGACTATTCCGTAGCTGACTGAATTCCCACTATTCCATAAACGCAATGACCGTTGTGGCGCAGAAAATCCTGGTGGTAATTCGGTAGTTGAAAATTCATAATTTGTAGTAATAGACACTACGCCTCCACTATCACCTACGCCGCTGCCGCCTCCGCCTGGTGGATTCTGTGTGGGATCTGTTGGGGTAGGCCACCCAGCAATGCTGGTTAACCCATTTAGTTTAATTTGCCCTGAAAATACTGTCCACCCGGTGATGTCAATGAAGTCGCCATTTTTAAAATTAATAGCAACTCCACTACCAAAAAAACCGTGTAAACTAGGACGCATTTACTTATACCCTAGCGACACCGCTGCCAAATACTGAGTGCTGTTTGTACGCACCACGTTCATCATGTCAACTGCGTTGGCGGCAGTACTTAAGGTTCTAATATTACCAGCAAACAAATAAGTGCCAGTAGTAACATTACCTACTGGCGTTATGATCCTGCTGCCCACAGCATCTTGTGTGAATACCAATGTTACTGATGAACCAATTGGCATATTGTTTGGTACAAATAGATTGGCGTTGGTTTTTAATGTGTAATTAAAAATACTTCCAGTGGCCCAATCAGGCCTAATGTTACTACTAATATTACCAACGTTGGCAGTTCCGGCTACAACGTTAGCAGTGCTTATAACGGTTTCAATTAACTTCATTGAGGTTGGTAGAGCAAAACTAATTTCGTTATTAAGTACATTAATTTGTAAATTACCTGAACTATTTGCGGTAGTATTGCTGGTGAAGCGAACAGTAGTTCCTGGAGAACTTGTAATACTGGTAGTTAAATTACCAAACGTAAATGATCCCGATGCCCCAGTTGCACCAGTTGGACCAGTGGGACCAGTTACACCGGTTGATCCTCTTGATCCTTTTTCGCCGGGCGCCGCAGATATTACCCAGCCGTTGTAAATTCCGTCACCGGTTATGTTATCTGTTAAGACATACATGGTATTTCCAGTGAATGCAGTAATAGTACCTTCAACAGCATTTATAACATCTGCGGCAATATTTGCTGCACGTACACGCTGACCAACTGTGAATGCTGTTAGATTTGCGGTCTTATTAACTGGGAATGATATATTTGCGCCAAATTCAATGGTGCGAGCAACATTGGCAGTTAACGCAAGGTATCCAATACCAGACGCACCAGTTGGACCAGTTGGACCAGTTGCACCAGTTGTACCAGTGATACCAACTGCGCCAGTAGGACCTGTTAGTCCAACAGTACCAGATGCTCCCATAATACCAGCTGTGGAAAAATTCCACATGGTGTATGATCCGCTGCCGCCAGAATTAGTTATGGTTAAGTTTAATAAATTACCAGTAAAAGAAGTTATGTCTCCTTCTAAAAAGCTGCTATTAGTACTTGAAACGGCATATGCACGAATACGCTGCCCGTTTGTGAATGCTGTTTCTGTTGACATGAGATTTGTTGTAAACCCAACCGTGTCCCCAACGTCAAGTAACCCCCCTTCGATGACCATATTAGTATTAGAAGTCAGTCCGTAGTATCCTACCCCAGTTGGGCCAGTTGGTCCACCACCAGGTCCTGTTGCACCAATTGGTCCGGTTGGTCCAGTGGTACCTAGGCCAGTTGGTCCGGTTACACCGGTTACACCGGTTGGTCCGGTTACACCAGTCTCTCCACGGTCACCTTTAACACCAGTAGCACCTCTTAGTCCAGATGGACCTGTTGGGCCAGTAATTCCGGTTGATCCTCTGATACCTGATGTACCTTGTGGTCCTGCAGGACCAGTGTTACCAGTGGCGCCCCTAATACCGGTCGGGCCAGTGGACCCAGTTGCTCCTTTAACTCCCGAGGGCCCTGTGGGTCCAGTTGCCCCTTTAGGCCCAGTGGGCCCTACTATATCAACTTGGGATCTTGGTATTGCCGCAGTTAATGTCCTACTAGGTAATTTAGGAGTGCTACCATCGTCTGATAAAATTTTAGTCATTTATTCCCTCAAATATTTTCTTTTGTATTTGATACCACTCTATCCAAGCATCGCTTTTTACAGCACATTCATAATATGTTGTATAATTTAATGTTACAGTTTTTGTAAAATCAATAATACTCACCGATTCGCCTTCAATAGTTTTTAACTGAGGGCATTTTTCTAATAGCAGAATAGGGGCATCCGGAAATCTAGCAGCGACTGGAACAGTGGTACTACACCCTGCAATTAATAAAATAGATACCATTGCTAGTAATTTAATTAATTTCATTTAGCGGCCTCAATGGGTTGATTCAATGCTGCTGCATTGTGTGTATTAATAATAATTTGCGGAATAGGGCAATTCTCTACAAATTTAATAACTTCTCGATCTTTAACCACTTCACGATCAACATAGTTAATGATATCGTCACCGCGTGTCCTGACCAGCTCAAGCTGCTTGACTGTTTTAGTAATTATTTTAGTATTAGTTTCTGCAGATTTTGCTTCTGCCTCTGCAACTTTAACCTGCATTTCTGCCACACGAGCCTCCCAAGCTGCTTGATTACTCATTGCACCTTCAAACCATACACCTACTACTATTAATAGTATTGCCGCTGCTTGTATGGGCAATCGGTAGGTGCTAACTGCTGGTATAAATTTTAATACAAAACTAGCAAGTAATCCCAATACGCCTGCTAATAATACCGCATGGAATATCCAGTCTGGTAAAAAATTCATTAACCACATTATCTTATCCCCGCTGCTATTCTTAAGCTCTCTGTAAAATCATTTTTAGGAGCAGTAGTAGTTACCGGGACACCTGCAGCAGTTTTCAATTGATCTAATTCTTCTTGGTCTTTATCACCAAATCGTGCCTGATATTCTGTAGGATCTTTGGGTATAAGATTTGCCAACTCACGCTGGTCTGCATGATGCCCGGTATGATTCTTTTGATAAAAAATACGCCAGTGGTCTAATTCAATTTCTGTTAGATTAACGAGTCCTTCTAACATTTCTATGATGTACGCCGGAACTTCACGATTGCGTTCTATTTCTACAAACACTATGTAATCGCCGTCGTCCATTTCGCCGGCGCTGGTATCAGCATCTAGCACCCAGTCGTAGCTTTTTTCAATGTAGTTAACCAAATCAGTTGCTGGATCTTTGCCTTTGACTTTAAAAGTAAGTACCACGATATCTGCATCTTCGCCCATCTTGCTTTTGTACTCGTCAATGTGCAGTTCGTCATGCAACAGACGATTCAAATCTCCTTTTTCCAGTCCTTCTTTAAGCGGCTGGTGGGAGCGGTGCTGGTGGTGCTGGTTGTTGTCCATTTTGTGGTGGTTGTCCATTTTGTTGTTGATCATCTGTTTTGTATACATCATCATCGGTACCGGTTTCATATGCTTGTTCAACATCTTCGGCATCAATAGTTTCGTTTTCTAATTCAATGCTGCCTTGATGTATTTCTTGCATGAGCTTTTTAGGCATAACTATTTCTACTAGCCAGACTGGTACTTGTTGCATCTTGGGCATCTTAGACCCAGGTTCAAAATCGTTAGGACTTTTGACCTTCATGGGAAATTTCAGCAGATCTTTTTTGTACCTAATGCTGCATCCATAATCCAGTAGCTTTTGTCCACCGCGAGGATCGGGCATCTTTTTGTAGGGCCACATAAAAGTACAAGTTACAAAGTACTTTTCGTAAATAGGTCCTTCGACTAGTTCGCCTTTTTTCCAGTTTTCAAATACATAGAGATCTAGCTCATCTATCACACGCTCAAAGTCCATGAGCGACGATAGCGCACTATCAGTCATATAGATGTTTTTGGTGTTTTCTATTACGTCTTTTAAGTCAGCTGCCATTGGAATATTCCGTATTTTAGTTATTTATGGCAGATGGACTTTTGATTTACGATTAGAAAAACCTCAGCACAGAAATATACTTATGGCAAATAAAAAAAAGTTAACTGACACTAAAAAACTTGATAGATGAGTATTAAATATTTGTGTGGATAGGCGCTTGCGCCAGCTGCACGGGGCCTAACACATTAACCCTAGGAGATAAACTTGACATCATCAAAGAGAAGGAACCGGGAATACGCTGTGCAGACAGAGAAAGCCCAGGATAACACAATTAGTTTTAATTCATACAATCGCAACACTTACAAGAAAGTAGTCAATTTAATACCAAAAAGCCTCAAGCAAGAAGAATACATCAATTTACTCACAGACCCCCAAAAGCTCATAGTATTTGCCACCGGACCAGCTGGTACCGGCAAAACCATGCTGGCCGTTATGGCCGCAGTTAGAGCCTACAAGGCCGGAGAAGTCAGTAAGATTGTTATCACACGCCCAGCAGTGGGAGTTGATGACGAAAAGCATGGATTCTTGCCGGGCGACTTAAACGCCAAGATGGAACCTTGGACGAGACCTATTATGGATGTGATACAAGAGTATTACAGCCCTAAGGACGTTGCCAGGATGCTAGACGACCAAATAATCGAGGTATCTCCACTAGCATTCATGCGCGGGCGGACATTTAAAAACTCGTGGATCATAGCTGATGAAATGCAGAATGCCACGCCAAACCAAATGAAAATGCTGCTCACACGCTTAGGTGATGGAAGTAAGATGGTGGTAACTGGGGACACTCGGCAAGCAGATCGCGCCGACGCTGATAATGGATTGCTAAACTTCCAAGGTTTAGTAGCCGACTACAGTCGTAGCGAGTACATTGCTGGGGTAGAATTCGGAGGACGGGATATACACCGTCATCCAGCAGTGGTGGAGGTATTACGTATCTATCGCGAAATCTAATACCCAGCTAAACAGCGAGTCACGCGGTGTCGTGTGACTTGCTTAGTTCAGCCACGAATAAGAAGTGGTCATATGCTGCCCGCACCGCAGGGTTAGTTAGTAACTTATCTGCCTCCGACTGCAAGGCTTTGACTCCCGCTTCGGCAATATCGTGTATGCTGGCTCCATTTAGTGTACAGAGTTCGTCTCCAAATTCTTTGGCCAGTTTCTTCCACGCCCGTTGTTGAGCAGGTGTAATAGGAGTACGAGCAGGACGCATTTCACTGGCTTTATTCAAAGCCTTACATATGGCATCTTCTGCTACGCGGCCGGCAGCAATCAAAGCCGCATAGTTAGGATCAATATTATAGCGACGACTTTGCCCACCTGGATAACACATGACAATATGAGTACCTTTGTGGAAACTATCTGCCAAGTCGTTGTCGTATTCAGCTACAGGTACATACCTCTTGCCTTTCTTTTCGTAATAAATCTTTTTCATATTTGTTCAACCTTTACACCTGATGCTTCGAGAAACGTAACGCCACTAGTATCCCTATAAGCACTACGATATAGAACGTGCCCAATACCGCTTTGGCATATAAGTTTGGCACACTCCATACATGGAGCGTGGGTAACGAACATAGTAGCGCCCAAACCGCTATTTGTACTTTTGGCCAATTTCGCAATAGCATTTGATTCAGCATGTAATACCTCTGGTTTAGTTTTAAGCATGGGTTCTCCCATGTTATATCCTACAATATTTTCACAGTTGTTATCCCAACCTGCGGGCATACCATTGTAGCCGTAACTGATAACTGTATCGTCTTTGACAACGACAGCACCAACTTGTAGTCTACGAGCATGACTTAATTGGGCTGCACGTTCAGCCCACGCCATGTAAAGATCAATGAACTTTTGCTTCATGCTTGATCACTGCGTTCGCCGTGTTCTTGTTGATGGCGGTATTCTCGTCTCAGCCACCAGCGATACTTGTTGACATAGTATGCCATTTCATATTCGGGCATGTGGCCAGTCCAATTGAGCGTTTCCTCTTTGTGCTGCACCCAGATTTTCTGTAACCAGAGTCTGAAACTTGACATACTAGATCCTTTCTAATAGTACATTATACTAGGATTTTTATAAAATGTCAAGTGGCTATTTTAATCTCATCGGATTTATAGCTCAAATCGGCATATATTTGAGTTTTTGTTTGAGCCTTGTACAAGATTTTTTCATCTAATACGATTGGTGTTCTTAGATAATTAAGGTTCCCGGTATAGTCCATTATGTATTTTTTAGGATAACTTCGAAGACTATCCAAATTAGTATACTTGGGATTAGTACTCATGTATTCGTAGCTGAACGTAGACCAAATTGGATCCATATAAAATCTATAGACCTTTTTGTGACTGTCTAACTCAGACAAATCACTGGCATTAGACCAAACATATGGATTACATATTTTATTTTGCAATGCAAAGCATTGGTTAAACCACCAAACTAGTTGGTTCATCGATTCGATATCAAAGGGGCAATAGACTTTGGTACTGGCAACTATTTTAGTTAATAATTTGCTAGGATCACGTCTGTTTAATTCTCCATATGGAATAACCTCAGTAACTGGTAGATGTAAAAAGTCTACTATATCTGGCACGTAACGCAATGGATTCGAGCAACCTATAATTCCGTCACCGCCAAGGGCAGTTACTACTAAACTGGTATCATCGTGCATGAGCTGATTGTAATCAGCTAGCACCATTGGTACTGTGCCTAATAACTCAGTATAAAAAAATTCAGAATTTTCAAGTGTACCGGGCGGTGTAGTTAATGCTAGATAAAATCTATTGCTGGTTAAGAACTCTTGATAGTTGGGATGTTGCATTAAAGCAATCAGCATAGCGGTGCTGTCTATCCCTCCACTATACAGTACAGCAATTTTACGATCTCCTGCGACGTTATACACATTATTGGCGACAACATCAAAAGTGTTTACGTAGCGGTCCCACCAATCATTGGTAAGATTATTTAAATCAAATTTAACCCATGGGACGATACTCACAAATTTAAATGGATCACTAACCCCAATTTGTTTAAGCATATCAAATCTATCTACTGGACAAATATACCTACCAAATTCGCTGGCATAAATTTGTCTAAAAGATCCGGGTGTGTATGTTAAATTTTGATGACCAATGTATAATAAATTTTCATTATCTGGCGTCATTTACTTCCTTCGATTGATTGCAGAGATTATCTGCTCTACTTGACTTTCTAACCTATTGTGTTTTCTTTCCAGCAATTCAATTTTATTTTCTAGTATGGCAATATAACTTGCTTGCGCATCTGCTTTACCTTTAACGTCTTTGATTTCTTTAACTTGGCCCAATAGTGTTGGCGGCGGTGGCGCGTTTGGATCACGCACTCTTGTTTTTTTGTGTCGATATAGTTTAGAAAAGATTGGGTTCATACAATATTTATAGACATATCTTTTCTAATTTTATACCTACAATCAACTTGACGATAATGAACTACCCGTGGCCTGTGGTGCAACCTCAGTAACATCAGCTGTTGGTACATTGTTGCTAGTAGTCTCAATTTCATATCCAAGTTCTTTAAGGATAGGATTAATGTAATTGGGATAACCTTGATAGAAATAACTGAACAACTCTTCAAATGATTTGTCATCATTCCATGTATTCTTAATTACTCGACGATCAGTAAAATCTAAAATAATTTTAGACGTTTGATGATCCCGTGGTTTAAGTTTACGTGCGATGGCAATGCTCTCGTCATAACTGATATTACTGGGATTGGTCATCCAGCCTGCTTTCTGCGTTTTTACAGTACGTTGTGGTCGAATTGAGTATGATGCAATTAAGTAGATTGACATGGTTAGATTCCTATTTGACAAAGTTCTGTGATTGTGGCGCTGACATTGATTTCGGCATCTCCGCAGCTGGCATGACTGACATAGCCTTTACGGATTGCGCAAATAGCTTCGTCTTGACCTTCAGGAGTTGCACTCCATATACTCAAGTTGTCATACATCCAACGAAACATACCATCCATGTCTTCTGTGGCCACTTGGCTGCAAATCAACTGTCTAGCTTCCCTGATGCGGCCAGCTTTGAACAGGCCCACGCTGTCTAATCGCCAATCCCGTACTGCTGCATCTGCCTCCCCGGGTACTGCTAGAGTTCCACTAACAGACTTCTTTTGTGATAGATTTAAACAACTACGTAAATCAGGATAGGTTGCCTTGACATAGCTGTCTAGGGTGTCCAGATCAAATTCGATGCCTTCCTCCACTAAAACCGTAGCAACTCTGGCAGTAAATTCAGTAATATCAGTCTTATCTATGTGGATTCTGCCTTGTTCACAGCGACTGTGTATCGCTGGCATGATCTTGTTGGGATAGTTACAAGTCAAGATAAATCGCACAGTTTGGCTGTAGTCTTCCATGAGCCCACGTAATGCCGGCTGTACACTATTGATGTTCATGTAGTCAGCTTCGTCAATCATGACTACTTTGAATGCACCAAATGGCATGGTTTGACAAAAGCTGATCAGCTTGTCCACCCACTCGATCTTACGTGCTTCTTTACTACCATTTGCATACATGATGTCGTATTCATCAACATCCAGTTCATTGATTAAGACCTTAGCCAATGTAGTCTTACCAGTACCTGGACTGCCACTGAGCAAGATGTGCGGAATGTATTTGTCCTTGATCCAGGACTCTACTAACTCTTTCTGCGTACTATCAGCAAACACATATTCACTGGCGGTTCTAGGCCGCCACTTTTCTACCCAAAGCTCTTTCACAAATGTCTCCTTGATATTAAACTGGATTACCGTGGATGGCTTCACTCATGGTGTCATCACTTGGCTGCTCGTCACTGACCAGCAGGATGTCATTGGTATCAATCCTGCGCACAGTATGAACACCGTTGTCATCTTCAACAGTGGTGCCACGTGTCCAACGGCCGTGCGCCACACAAATCCAATCACCTACCTTAACATCTTGTTGCTCGGGACCGACCGCATATACCTGTGCCCACCGTGGTCTAATACCCTGTGTTTTTCCGTTGTCGCTGGGAATAATAATTCCGCTGCTGGTAAAACGTTCTTTGAAATTCATATCACTGACCATTACATGATCATGTAATGGCTTTAGTGATTTAATCTTGACTGGTTCTAAACTCATTGATATTGTTCCTTATTTTTTAGCAATAGTACTTGCCAAACTACCGCGCAGTTGTCCAGTTTGAGCGGTGTCTGATTCTACTGTTTTAACAACAGGGGCGCCAGCATCTGGCAATTCATCTGCCACTGGCCCAGCTTTGTTTGTTTTAGTTGCACTCATTACTGTGGGAGTATTTAATCGGTAATATTCGGACATTACTTGATTCCTGGGCTTTTCAATTCTACCACCAGGTCCCAATTCATCACCACGTGCATTGACTTTCATATTGCCAATGGCAATAGTTTCTTCGTTGTTTAATCTCAATGAATCCATATCAACTGATCGACCCATTGCTGTTCTTTGTATTCTCGACATTATTTTCTCCTTATGAAAATTATTTATTACCTGTATTACTTTAAAAATTCTTCTATATCTAAATCATAATAGAGGGAATTAATGCGGTGTACACCTATCAAGTATAGCACAAAACTTGATACACTACTACCTCTTCCTACTCCCCAAACTACTTGATTTGCCCGCATTGTGTCCACTAGATATTTCAAATATTTTAGTAATGGAAACAAATTTCTTTCTTGGTATAACACTAGTTCTGTACCAACTCGCTGAAGTTCTTCTTGTGTAGAGCACTGGTCTAGAACCCACTCAGCAATATCTAAATTTTTATATTCATCTGGCAGGTACCAATTATTTTGATTTAACTGATCAAATTCTTCAACCGGTATATCCAATGTTTGGTATTGTTTCAATAACCCTGTTGCAATGTGCAATTGTTGCACACTGTGATTATAAGTATCAGCGTCGGCTACTAAAAATCTAGTGAGATCTAACGTGGGATTTTGATACAGCAATTCACAGAGACGCTGCGTGGTAATCTTCTTACGACCGTATGCGTCTATCTCAGTTGATGTTAATTGTACCATTGAATTTGGGATTATTCTTAGCGAGGTCATCTAGCATTTTACGCTGCCTAGCTTGAATTTCAAAGTTGAAATCTTCCAACACCATCTGCATCTGACCTATTAGACTTGTTGAGCCTGTGCGATATGCCCAAGTCATTTTTTTCGTTAGGTCGTTATGTTTTTCTTGCAACTCCACATCAGTTAACTTGCTCAGATCTTGTGATAGCGGGTGCATATTATGCCGCCTCTGGTTCGGGACTGGGTGCAGGTTCTACGTAGATACCCAGTATCTTTTCTAATAGTTCTCGAGCCATAAGAATCCGCCCCGACTCAAGCAAGGCATGTACCCGATATAAATTCTTAGTATGCTGGTCTAGATCTTTTAAGTCCATATTGTCTCCTGTGTTAGCAAAGTATACACTATTGCCAACAAGAAGTCAATGGTTATGCTAGTCGAATAATCCAGAAATTAACACCGCCGTCGACAGTGATAAACTCAAATAAAGCATGAGTTGGGGTAGCAAAAGTGATAGTACTGGGACTTGATGTCCAATTGGCTAAATTTCCTAACCCAAATGTAACTGAAGTTGGCAGCTGAAGCTTATAGTTTGACACTGTTGTGTGAAACCACAATCTCAGTGAACCATATGTTCCTGCATTTGGAAAGTCTTGCAAACCTATTGCCAAAGTATCAGCAATAGTTCCGCCGGTAATTTTTTGTATGTTTCCATCTAAAAAACTAATAGCTGCGGTAGAACTAATAGTCCCCAAGTCAGTAAATATCTCACTGTGTGATTTCAGCTTTGCTCGGTATAATACTGCATTATTAAGGTCGTTGTTAGCAGCCGCGGCCCCCGGCCCTAACGCTGATTTCAATAAAACTTTACTTTGTAAGTCACTGATTTCGTCACGTGAATACGTTAAGTTATTTTTAATGTTGGTAAAGTTGTCTCTAAATCCCTGACTGTCATTATCTTGCCCGGCTACGGGAAAAGTACCATCAATGTTGTTAGGGTTAATATTGCTTGTCATTATACAAATTCTCCAGATTTAGTAAATTTAATGTATTTAGCATAAGTTTCAGGTCCTGCATAATGATCTATGCTGCTAAGGAATCTTGTACCTTTAGAATCAAACGTGGTACTTCGAAATGTCGTTTCGGCCGACGGTATAAATTCTTTAGTAGTAGGATCATAATTACTACTTAAATAGTCATCAAGTACATATCTATCAGTGCTAAATTCAATTCGATTAAAGTTAAATTTTGATTGATTTAATCGAAATGCTATTAATTTTCCAGCGCCTGGCACAGTATACGCTAATACTACAGCAGGCAAATAGCCAATTGGTGCTAGATATTTTCCCGGAGAAGTGTCGTCGGGCTGTATACAAGTCATCCACTGTGGTAAAGTGTTGGGATTTGAAATTCCTATAGAAGATATTATCCGATTTCGCATATTTCCCAATCCGTTTGGTGTAAATTGGGTATATGTGATTCCGTTACTGACATATCGATTTTTCCTATCAGTTAGGCTAATAGTTTGTGCGCAATTGGCCGTTTCACCAGTCACTGGGTCCCGTCCTTCCAGTTCGTCAATGACATCTAAATAAACAACTTCGTATATTACATTATAATAATCATCTAGCGCATATGCAAGTTTAACATCGCCTAACAATAATTTTTTATTATAATGATTCTTTGAAATAGCCAAATGATATTTTTCTATTTCAACTGAGTTAAGCCCTGATAAAAATAAAAATCTCAAGTCTTGTGCCTTACCAAACCATGGATCTGTTGGTCTATATATTAAATCTGTGGGAAATAGCTCTTCAGAATTCATGATAGATTTAAATAATCTACGTTGGGCACTGTCAGGAAATCCTCGTAAATAAAGATTCTCGTAAGGATATTGATTGACGTTTATTAAATCCAATGTAAAAGTTTTTTCTTCATAGGCAGTGCCATCAATGGATTCGGCTACTACTGTAAATTTAAAATTTTTATCAAACGTTGATAACTCATTATCGAATGTAGTATGATCACTATCTATTTTAAAATGTTTAAAACTGGCTCTGCCAGAAAGCATACCGTCTGGCAATAATATAATACCTTGTGGAGTTCTGCTGTGTGAATTTGGCTTGATCTTATAAGTTAGTGCAGCGCCAATGGTGCTAATGGCCTTTACAAAAAACCCAGACACTTCTCCGTCGGCTATTGACCCTAAGTTTTCATCAGTTAGCCATTTAATGGTTCTATTGTATGGGCCTAGTACTCGTAGATTTACATCGGCCCCGCGGCCACGCAACGGTATATTTTTTTTGCTAGCATATACTTGGAATTGATAATTCTTTTCATGCAGCACTTGCGGTCGTAGTTGACCGGTGTACCAGCCAGTTTCATTGTCTAATCCCATTTGTACCGGCATTGGATAATCACTGCCGTCAAACGGTTCGGAATCAAATCCTTCGTCACCGTCTTGGTCAAATCCCTTTGAGTCTGGACTGGTTATTTGAAATATTGATTCGTCGCCATCAAGATCAAGTGCTTCAAATTTAAATGCAAAGTTTGTATTCTCTCTAGCAGTTGCTATCCTAACCTGTGGTAGTGTACTTGGTGAATTAGTGATAAATGGCAGATAGTTAGTTGTAGGTTGGTTAATGGCAGTGGTATACAATGCCGGTTGAATTAGTGATAATACATTTGTAGTATTAGTACCAGTAAACAGAGAATTTTTAATGGTGAGATCAGGATTGATCACAACTGGTGCATGACCGGCTATGTTATCAATAGTTAGTTTATCAGTGTCCACTTGAACTTCGGTAGTATCTACAGTTAGTGCATCGCGAGCCTTAACTCTAATCATATAACTTCTTCTAGCCGGAATTACTCCATCTGATGCTTCGACTGTGAATTGATAGTCAGTGAATGCATTCGGTTGATTACGATCATCAAAATGATATCGGTCCCACCCGGTACGATCCCAACCCACAGAATAGCCAATTGGCTTTTCATGATTTTTATAAAAAAATCCCGATAGCTTGCCGTCTGCATCTAAGGTAATACCTGGGGGAAGTTTTCCATATGCAATTTTCCATACTAAAGAACTTGTTGGATTATCGTCTGATGCTGCCAGCTGAAAGTCATAATATTCACCATCCCAATAACTGCCTATTAGGTAAGGTTCTGTTGTTATGGTAGGCGGTTCAACAGCAGACACTAAAACTTGGAAATTCCTATCAGTGATGTTTCCGTGATCGTCAGTGGCTCTTACAGTGAAGATACTGGCATAATCATACGTGTTGGGACTCACTGGAGTACCAACTAGCAATCCAGTGTGCGTTATGTGCATACCTGTTGGTAGATTGCCTGATATAAAATTATAACTAACAGCACCACTACCACCAGCGCTGGAGGCTTCTAATTGAAATTCTAAATAAGAATTTTCTTCAATTATACCTAAATTTCTTTTTGTGATCCAAACAGGTGATGTCATATATATTATTTATCGAGTGATATTATTAGTTTAGTAGGTGTTGGTATCATTCTCATCAATATAACCAGTTCCGTGTACTATATCGTATACCAATACCGCAACTCTTTCTCCAATGCTAGTTGCTTCCCGGGACACCATACCAACTACTTTACCAACAGAATTAACACTAATGGCATGAATGGCAGTGGGATTTTCCCACGCAAATCCTGCTTTAACTGGAGATCCACCTTCCCACAAGACTAGAGCCATGATGACTGGGTTGTAACCGCGATCGCCGTACCACTGTGCTCGACCTTCAACTTTAATGGTAGGAAGTCCACCAAACGCGTCTGATATTCTAGTCATATCAATCAGTGCCGATTCTGTTCCTGTGCCTAGGTTGTCCCCTCCCCACTGAATATATGCACCAACATGATCACTTTGCCCCCACCCTACGTAGCCTCCAGAATCTGGAACTACTATTCTAGTGCGAGTATCCATATCTCGCCCATCTGTGAATGCATAGGTAATCATGACATAGCTGGCACGTATTTTAAATGTGTTTCTAAAATCACTGAACTTAATAGTAGAATTGGGTACCAGCTTATTACACAGCCACCGCACCTCGCCATTGATACTTAAATTAGATAAAGGTACCCCTTCCTCGTTGCCGATCGCTGTCATGGATATTGGGCCAGTTGCTGGTACGGTCATGTTAGCCTTTGAGCCTAGTAATTTCTGCTTTTAATTCTAGCAATTGATCTTCTAGTGCTTTAATAGCTTCAATGAACACGCCGCTAAAGCCATTGTAGTTAACACTGTGCATGCCATTAGCGCCGATCCTAACCAACATGGGTCTAGCCATAATGGTTTCCTGTGCAATTACCCCACTGCCGGGCTCATTGGTATCCGTCCTAAAAAAATCAACACCACGCAGTTGTCTTACAATAGACAGTGGGTTTTCGATAGTTGTAACATCTGTCTTTAACCTGGCATCTGAAAATGCTGTTATATCTCCTGCACATACTAGATTAGTGCCGTCAAACGTCAAACTAGCAGTTCCAGTTAAATCATTGCTGGCATTTCTAAATATTACATGATTTGCAGTGCCGCCAATTTGTGGAATACCAACACCGACTACGCTGGTAAGTTGTCCCTGCGCATTAACGGTAATCACTGGAATCGAAGTTGCGCTACCATACGTGGCCGCAGTTACTCCGGTGTCGGTAATTTTAAATTCTCCAGCATTATACGTTAATCCGGTACCAGAACTAAAATGTCCGTGTACTTCTGATTCACTTGGACCGGCGTAGGTAAACACCCCGGTGGCGCTATCGTATGTTAAATTGCCATCTCCGCCAGATTTAGTTGCACTAACATTTCCTCTAACTCTAGTAGCAGTAAAATATAAATTTGTACCGCCTTCTACTACATCATCGGTATTATGATTTGCTAGACTACTTACAGTTCCGGTAACGTTACCAATGACATTACCAGTTAACTCACCATATATACTAGAACCATATATGTTTCCGCCAACCCTAACATCTTTAGCGATTCCAACACCACCTTTGACTACCAAAGCGCCTGTGGCTACATTTATAGTGTTCTCGGTATTTTTTACTATAATAGTATCTTCAGTTACTATGTTATCAATGTTTATGTAGGTATTTTCAACTATGGTATTTCCATCTACAGTAAGATTACCTAGTATGTTTACATCTCGCAGTACATTAAGATCTTGTAAAATATTAAGATTCTTAGTGATAGTCATGGTGTCGTTAACCGACACCCTATTACCAAAATAAGAAAATACATTACTCGACTCTAATAGATAAACGTATATCTTATCAAAGTTTATGTCTGTTTTAATAAAGGCATTACGTAAGGCCTCGCCAGTACCATCGTTAGGGAAAGTACCAACGAATATGTTTGCTAATAGTGGAAAAGTCATATAATTTTATGTTGGTATTTCTGGTGGAATCCGATCACTGCTGATAGCACCATATACTCCGTTAACAGCCTGTTCAAAAATAAATCTACCATGTTCTTCGCTGTCTGTGGGTATGGCATTAAATGGCAATATTTTTTCAAACTCGGCAAATTTTACTTGGCATACTATGCTAGTATGAGTAGCGTCAATCCAATATAGATCTGTCACAGATTCTATTGTAAATTTCATTTTATATCCTTTATGCAACTCTTAAAAATAAAGTGATCACTGGATACGGATAATTGAAATCAAGATCGGCAACCCCAATGCCGTATCCCATTGCTCTCCATGTACCACCAACGTTAGCAGGACTGTAATTCCAATAATCCGCGTAACCGCCACGCTGGCCGCCGTACAGCGCATACCAGCCCTTGCCTGCATATTTTAATGTTCCTGCAATATCGTCTCCTGGATGTACAGTTTGTGTTGCTTCAGTGGCAGGATAATAGGCTAATAACGCATAAGTCCCAATTGCCCCGGTTGTAGATGATCCACTTCCACCAGTAGCACCAGTAGCACCAGTAGCACCAGTAGCACCAGTAGCACCAGTAGCACCTAGGCCTGTAGGTCCTGTGGGCCCTGTGGGACCTGGGATAGTTGATGCAGTACCCGTAGGCCCCGTAGGCCCTGTGGGCCCTGTGGCACCAGTGTCGCCCACTTTGCCGCCAGACCCCACCAATCCACTTGCCCCAGTAGCACCACTTGCACCAGTAGCACCAGTAGCACCAGTGGCGCCAGTAGCACCAGTAGCACCAGTAGCACCTGCGCCAGTTGGCCCAGTAGAACCAGTAGAACCAGTAGCGCCAGTAGCACCAGTGGCGCCAGTAGCACCTGCACCAGTTGGCCCTATTTCCCCAGTAGAACCAGTAGCACCAGTGGCGCCTTTTTCCCCAGTAGCACCAGTGGCGCCTTTTTCCCCAGTGGCGCCAAAATGGCCAGTTGCACCAATTGGCCCAGTTGCACCAGTTGCACCAGTTGCACCGATTCCAGTGGCACCAGTTTCTCCAATTTCACCAGTAGGGCCTGTAGCACCTGTTGCACCCACTAGTCCACTAGGACCAGTAGACCCCTCAGATCCCCTAGGACCTGCAGGCCCAGTTGGGCCCATTTCTCCAGTGGCACCAGTTGGACCGGGCTCAAATGGTGTTTGTAGATATTCGTAAATTATTTCAAAATTTTCATCTGTTTTAATAAACGCATTCCGCAAGACATCGCCGGTACCATCATTTGGTAAAGTTCCGACGAATATGTTTGATAAAAACGGAACAGCCATGATTTATATTGTTTTCTATTTATAATTTAATAATTACTTATACTATGTTAATGACATTACCCATAATACTATGAATAGTACATTGATAATATAGCGTACTAGGAGCATCCATAGGTACAGTAAATGTTTGAGTTCCGGTTTGACTTCCGGTAACACCTCTTGTATAATCGGCGCCGCCACTACTTAATCTAATAGCAAATGGATGACTACTCTCTGTGGTATTGACAAAAGTATAAGGAAACCCTCTATACAAATATAGTATTGGATCAGTGGTATTTCCAGTCTCTATACCGGGTCCACTAAAAGTATAATTACTCGAATCTGATGCAGAAATTGACCATGATATAGAACTAGTTACACCAGTGGCACCAGTTATGCCAGTTGGTCCGGTATCACCAGTTGGTCCGGTAGCACCAGTTATGCCAGTTGGTCCGGTATCACCAGTTGGTCCAGTGGCACCAGTTATGCCAGTTGGTCCGGTATCACCAGTTGGTCCGGTAGCACCAGTTATGCCAGTTGGTCCGGTATCACCAGTTGGTCCGGTAGCACCAGTTATGCCAGTTGGTCCGGTGGCACCAGTTATGCCAGTTGGTCCGGTATCACCAGTTGCACCAGTTATGCCAGTTGGTCCGGTATCACCAGTTGGTCCGGTGGCACCAGTTATGCCAGTTGGTCCGGTGGCACCAGTTATGCCAGTTGGTCCGGTATCACCAGTTGGTCCGGTTATGCCAGTTGGTCCGGTGGCGCC